ACCGGGACGTTTTTCAACTACGTTCCAGCGAGTACCGTGCTGCTGAATCCGTTGCTTACCTTTCTTGGTATGCCCTTTCATGTGGTAAATCATATTTAGCCTCCTTTACGGCATGGGAAGTTGGCCAATAATAGCCAATGCCCCAATAAGGGCATAGAGTGAAAACAGGGTGATGACTTGCATTAGTAGCCTCCTTTACGGCATGCCTGTTTGGAAGCTTGACGCCTCTTGTTGGCTACTACCTTTTTCTTGTAGTAACCAGTACGGAGTTGAGCGGCAATAGGGTTACGCATGTCTAAGTCCTTTTATCCCATATTCTTGTAAAGCAGTTCGTAGTACCACTCTGGGTCGGCGTCTTTGAGGATGCCAAGTGGAGTGCCACCATCTTTCATCAGTTTTGCATATCGTTCTACACTGAACAGCTGCATGATCTTCTTCTGTACGCGTGCTTTGGTAAAAGCTCCACCGTGCTTGAAGCGAGCGATGAACAGAGGCTTACGAGTACCTACACGAGATGGGTGGACGTTTGGACCTTGTCCGTAATGCTCAGCGCCTTCGTAGTCGCCGAGGTAGTTGAGGTAACCGCCGAAGTACTGGAACTGGGTCTTGTCAAAAGCAGTCATGATGTGAACCTTTCGTGTATCAGCTTATAGATATAATATAGGTCCTGCTGATAGAAAAGTAAATAGCAAAAAGCATATTTTTTCATATCAGTAAGACACTGTAACATTTTTGTCACTACCCCTTGCGGAGAAGGCTAGGGGACACTTTCCAGGTTACAAAGTCAGTCTTAACGATGATGGTCTTACGGTTGATCTTCTGGATCATACCGCGGACAGTCTCACCGCGCTTACCAGTGAACTCGACATTCTGACCTACAGCGAAGGTACCACCGATCTCCTTTTGGAGATCGCTACGGCGAGAGTTGATCTCCTTGATCATTGCGTTAAGGGTATCGTTGTCAGCGTTACGGATGGAGCGAAGAGTCGTTGCGTTGATCATGATATAGTCTCCTGTTTAACTTATATAATAGATATAATTCCTAGGCAGTGGAAAGTACATAGCCTAGATTCACTTTTTTCATATAAACTTGATGCTGTATCATATTTGTCACTATACTGAATCAGAAAAGAGGAGGAGACTAGTATATCCCCTCCCCCCATAACAGTACTGTAATTATATACTAATTTTCACTGGTTGTAAACCTTTAAGTGTAAGCTTGATCCTCCATATCAGATATTGATTTACCTAAGAAATCCCTTTTAAGTCTCAGTTTCCTCACAAGGTCTGAGCGACCCATCTTTGCCATCTTGTACTCATAGTGTTCTAGTTCACGGTAGTCTTTTCTGAGTCTTTCGATTTGGGAAATGATCATAGAAAGATTCCTTTAGTAGTTTAAGGTTCAAAGATCATGACGACTAGGGGAGGATACTTGGAAACGCCTCCTTCACTACAGCAGATGTGATACCCTTAAAGGGTGTCTTATCTTTCATCTGCAGTATTAGCTCAGCATCCTCTGGATGAATAGATTCGAGGATCTGAATAAACAAGCGTTCTTTCTTCAAGGTACTCATCTGAGTAGACTTTGGAGGAACGAAATAAGCTAGCTTCTTTGACTGCTTTAAGAAACTGCTAGGAAAGCTCTGTGGAGCACTGGGAGTGTACGGAGGTGCCCCTTCAGGAAGGTCTAAAACAATGTTAGGGTTGTATGTCCCCTGTAACAAAGTCTTTAGTGCAAAAGATTCATTTTCTTGTAAAATCTTAATCTTGTCTGCTTTAGATCTTTGATTGGAAACCTTCTTAATGATCTCATGGACCTGAAGGGTCACTCTATTCGCCATCATCTTCATCCTTTTTAATGTGTCGTGAGTTGATCCTGCACTGGATATACTCGTTATAATAATCGTCTCTCAATATCACATCATGCTCAAACTGAAGCTTTGCCTCATAGTATGAGCACTCACCTTTGGTCTTACAGAACCTGAGAATTTCCCTGTAATACTTCTTTGCTTCAGGGTCAGGTCCATAGCTGGCAACCTCTTCCTGAAGTAATTTATTGGAACCGTAGTAGGTTCTCCAATCTGATTCTTTAGTGACGTATTTTGCTCTGGACTTGCCTTTGACTTTCGTCTTGCGTCTGTTCCAGAATAGTTTCTTACCAATATATTTCTTGTTTGTATCCAAGTCTTGAATACGATAAACAAATCCAATATATTCCTCCGGAGCCGTTTCTGGCTCATACGGTTTGTATTCATGATACCACATAAAAAAATAGCTCTAAGTTATTCACCTAGAGCTATTTATCATTTTGCTATCTTTTATCTAGAAATCAATCTCGCATGATCCTCCAGCACAAGCTGCTGCACCGAGTGTATCAACATCAGTGAACTTCTTCTCTGTCAGCTCACCGATCCAGTCGATCTGTTGATACGATCGCTTGATTTTTTCCCACTTATGGATAAGGTGAGCATCCTTTAAGCAGTACTCAGCGGCCTTTAGATCGGCTTCTAGATACTTTCTGGCGAAGGCCTGGAACCTACGGACCCAATCCTTCTTCATGGTGTTCTTGGAGTTTTCAGCGGAGATATCCTCACCAAAGCCTTGTGCTGTAGAGCAGGCCATCCAAAGATCGCCGAATGCTTGCAGTCCATCCACAACGAGACCAGAGGCTAGAACAGCCGCCACGCCATATTTTTCCACCATCTTTTCAGCGTCGATGACTTCAGTATTCGGCGCCTGATTAAAATCCTTGTCGCCAGAAGTAGACAAGAAAGAAATACCAGCAAAGTTATTCCTATTGCTATAAACATATTCAGCAACATCATCCCAGTCCTCCACTAGAATTGTATTTGATACGTTATGAGATACGGTTGGATCAGCACACAGTTCTTTGTTCTTACCGGTGTTGACCCAGTGCTTCTGTGCTTTTGCTACCAGATCAAGGTGCTTAGTACCGATAAGGTCATCCTTTAGAACAGAACCTTGCTTTGGTGTAATAGGGAATGAAACGACCCAGTCACTACCAGATGCAGACCACACAGACTCTTCAACCATGTCTGGGTTGGTCTTGGCGATCAGCTGAGCAATCTCAGATTCCTTGTTTAATTGGATATTTCTGATATACCTCTCAGAGTGTTCAGCGTGGATTCCACTTGCTGTTCCCAAGAGTACAGAAGCATTGCCAGAAGGCTTAACGCAAGTAGTCCGAGCAGCAGCGTTAATCCCGAGAAGATCAGCAACTCGAGCATTAGTCTCTTTAACAATCTTGGCACCTTTTTCCAAGACTTTTTCATTGAATAAAACATCAGGGTTATTCATCCATCCAGTGATAGACACACCAAGCAGAGCCTCACGATCAAAGATCTTCTTGGATGTATCAGATAAGAATTTAAAGTCAGTGTAGCCAGCTTGCAGCGTACCAAGGATCGATGCAGCTTCACATGCCTTGTAGAATGATTCCTCATCCACGCACTGACCACCGTTGATCTCTGTCAGGTTACATCCTTGCCAACCAGATTCGCCGTCGATCTGTGGGAACATGCCAATCTCAACACATGGATTGGTTGTGTGCTCTGTTGATTCTACAAATACGAAGCCTGGTTCACCAAACTGCTTGATAGAATCCATGATCGCCATGAAGTCTTCCTTTTTGGTTTCCTTACGGACAATCACTGCAGAGTTATTAGAACGTGCACGCTGTGGGTTATCCACAAACCAGTTACCAGTCTTGGCACTCATCATTTCTGTGTCAGTTGGAGTAAACAGGCAGATAGTTGCAGAACGCCGCACACCGCCGCTCAGAACCGCGTCAGCGCAATGCATCGCAATATCGTAGACATGGATTGGCCGTAAAGAAACTGGACCATTTTTTCCCATTACCAGACCTTGAATCAGGTACTCAATACGATCCAAAGCCATGCGTAAACCATCAGGGCCAGGAGCCTTGAATCCACCGGAAATCTTAGCACCTTTGGGTCGAATGTTTGTCAGATCGAAGAATACACGACGGCCTTCAAATTCAGGATAGTTGCCACCACCTACAAAGTAGGATGACATCAATACATCCAGTGCAGATGCCCAACCTTCAATGGAATCCTCTACGACATAACCTTTGGCCTGCTTCTTACGATCGATTACCTGTGGGAGCTTGTCAATGTGGTGTGTTTGTACAGAGAAACCAGCACCTGCACCACAGAGAAGAATATAGAAGTATTCACCAAAGAAAGATGCACGATCAGCATACGAAGAGGTGCAGTTATACATTTTCATCTGGTGCTTGAGCAGCTGATCTCCACCAAACTGTAAAGCGCGTTGTGCACCGAGTACACGCTTCTCTTTATAAGCATTGGAAGCAGTGGCCATCTCGTTAGCCAGTGCTGTAGTCATTTTATCTTTATAGTAGTCTTTATGCATAGCCATGACACGATCGACAGATTCGTCCCAACTCTCATACCGATTTTCATCATCAATATATCGGGAATAGGATTCGTAAAATTTTGTTTGAGACAAAAAGTCTCTCATGTCTAGACTGTTGGTCATAGAACGCACCTCTTGAATTTAGATTTTTATGATAGGGTATTATATATTAAATCACGTAGTTTGTAAACTACTTAAGTTTCTCTACTGCCCGTGATCCAAACCAGAACGAAATGATTGCTGCGAAGATAGATTGAGACTGTGGGTCCCAGATAACATCAGATATCTCGGCCATATTCTGGCCAGCCTTCATCGCTTCCATTACTAGTACGGTTTTATAGAATAAGAAAAAGCCAAAGAAACAGTACGTAATAATAGGACGTACACCTTTCTTTAAACCTGCAAAAAATCCAGTTTCTTTGGAAATTGCAATGTCATGCTCGATCAAGCGCTTGTGCTCTTCATGATGCGCCATGTCCTGCAGATGACTGAACTCAGCGTCCTGCATCTGCATCTTGATCTCAGCATTCATTTTCATTTTGGCCAGTTCGTGCTTTTGCTCCCGGCCTTTATTGATCGTATCTAGGATCTTAGGTGCAAAAGACGTTCCAAACCCAAGGACGGATCCCAGGAGTGCGAACATTTAATATTCCTTTTTACGCCTCACGAAAGCTTTGAACTTCATAGGTGTAGGAATAATCGCAATGTCCGCAGTCGTGGTTGCTTCTTCATCTTTTTTCTTTTTCTTCTTAGGTTCGATCTCTTTTAAGATTCTTTTCTTGTCAAGTGAATTGACCTTCATCTCAGTAAGGACTTTCTCAACATCGACATCATAGTGTTCTCTTAAAAGAGCCAAACCAGCAATATAAGAAGCGATTCTAGTCTTACCTCCAGGAGCAACTTCAATCAGCCTCTTTAAGTTGAATACTAATCTATGAAACAAGTTAAAAGCAGCTCGTTCCTCAGATGTTTCAATCTTTTTATCTTTAATTCTCTTACCGGATTCGTCAATGATCCCAAGCTTAAAGGCCTCGGTCTTACTAAAAGGGGTGACCAAGAGCTTTAAGAATCTGTAGGTATATATGGTATCTGTAATAATTGAAACAGACATTAGATTTTTCTTAACGCTCCTACGACGGTTGGATCCATATTAATTCCGGTTAAATCATCTGGCAAAATGTAATTTAGTTTTACCAGAAATGGCTTTATTACTGACCAGTATTTATATTCTAGCTTTAAGGCCATAAGTTTAATACCAATGGGAATAGTGAATACATTACAAAACACAATAATATGATTCATCAAAAGTCTATCAGATAAATCCCCAGTATCGTGATACCGATTAATAAGTCTTTTAATATACTTGATACGATTCAAGTCTTCATAAAATTCATCAGTGTTCGAGCACTGGGGATTGCTATAATGTTTGGCAGCGACGATAATATAGTTTTCTTCAGTTACGTCGACATATTCACTTGTTATTTCCATTTAGATTTGTGACTCAAGATCCCTAATCATTGCGGATTTTGTCATGGAAGTGTCCAATTCAATTCCATGTTCTAAAGCTGCATGATCAGCTAAGTCTGCTTTAGTCATCACAGAGTAATCTACTGGATCAGCCTCAGTGAGCATTTCAGCTTCAGCTCCTACTTCTGGAGTAGGATCTGCTTCAATGATAGGCTCTGGAGCAGGCGCTGGAGCTGGAGCTGGAGCAGATCTTTGCATATTATGATAGTTAAAATACTCAACGATCTGTCTTTCACTGTGTTTACGGGATACTAAAATTTCTCCTGTGCGAGGATCTTCCCAACCGCGTAATGTTGGTACTGCATCTTGTCTTTTTGCTGGTGGCTTTAACATAGTATTAATCCTTAATTATTCGTTTTCATTTGCTGTAAAGCTTTGGTGATACCATCAATAATGTCTGCTTTGATAGGATTCACAAAAGAAGTATCACCTGCGCGCTGATCACCAAGTCTTCCTGGAGTTTGCTTGAGGGCATCTTCAATGCTCTGCTTATTCTGAGCAGTGACCTTTTCGACATCTAAGCCTACTTCAGTCTTATGCATATCTACAAATTCTTTTTCCAATGGTGTACGACCTACTTGCTTCTTAAAAGAATCAGAGGTGGTATCATCTGGACCGTGCTGTGCAGTAGCACCTGGAGCTTTTGCTTCCATCAGATCATCGTGATTCTTCATTGCATAATTGTTTGCATCTTCTTCGTCTTTGAACTTGGCAACGACTTTACCAGACTTATTATAAACGCAGTACATCTCCATCTCGTCGTTGTACTTAACGTGATCCTTTGGATCCATATCTGCTGCTTCTTTTACTGGCTGCTCGCACTGGCATTCGCCATCTGCTCCACACTCAGAGCAGGATTCTTCATCAATAGCTTTAGCAACATCTTTTTTCATAGTGACCTTATAGGATTTGTCACCAAACTTAAAAGAGCCTTTGCCTGCCTTTTTAGCAGCTGCTGCAGCACCCATAAAGTCTGCTACATCTTCATCTGCAATTCC